CCTATGTATGCCATTAATTAACTCTTTGGGTTTGCGTCTTTAATTGATTTAATTCTTGCTTTCCAAGAATCTATATCTTTATAGATTTCGTCTAGCTGTTCACCAATATCACCATAAGCTGATCTTCTTGTTGATTTAACTTGGTTATTGGCTTCTTCTGTATCTGCTGCTGATTCTTGTGCTGATAATTGTGCTTCAGTAGGTTGTGCAATATCTAAATTCCACTCCTTAATGTAAGCACCATTGCCATCACTATCGTCTTGCAACATAACATCTTTTGTAAAATCTACATTTGAAACACCATTTGCTTCGCAGTAGAGTTTTATTTTAGTGTTTAGTTGTGCCATAGTTTGTTCTCCTTATTTTATAATTAAACTCCAATTAATCTGTATCCACCGAAACGTAAATTTCTTGCATCTTCTGAACCACCATCTCTTTGCCTTCCCCACATCTCTACATAATCTCCAGCAGATAAATCAAAAATTATACTAACAACAACAGCTGGGTCTGAAAAATTACTTGCTGAAGGAGCAGTATTTTTTGCAGTAAAATATCCACCTAAAGCGTTAGAGTAACCATCTAAAAAAGAACCATTTATTTTAAAACTTACTCCAAAATCTTTATTGTCATCCATGTTTGCAACTTCAAAACCAGCAAAGAAATAATATTTTCCACCTTTGCCACTTGGTACTGTAAATTGTCCAGTAGTTGTGTTGTAAGAATTATCAGTATCAAAAACTTTATCAGTCGATATTAATTTTGTATCTGTATCACCAGCCATAGATTGTGTTTCATTTCTTTTTGCTAAAAAAGCTGGAGTGTTAGCTATCGCACCACTTGTAATACTATCTGCTATTAATTTTGTTATTGCCATAATTAATCTCCTATCCTGTATGCGAAAAATCCAGATTGATATATTCCATCACCTACCAAAGTTTGAGAACTTCCGCTATTTTGAAAACCAAATAATTCTAAGTAATCTCCAGCAGAAAGTTCTGAAACAGTTGATATTTGAAGTGTTTGAAAAGCACCAGCATTACCACTTTCTCCTTGCATTATAATTGAACCATTTTTATATAATAATAATACTTCTCTAGCCGCAGTAAAATTTCCATGTCTAGCGTAAGCACTTATATAATATTTTCCAGCTTTTCCAGATGGAACAGTAAAACGATAATTTGTAGAGTTATCGTAAGCAGTATCTGTGTCAAATAATTCAACATTCATTTGCACTTTGGTAACTGTATTATTACTTATACTTTGACCAGCAGTTCTATAAGCAAAAAAAGCTGGATAGTTATGTGCAAGTAATTTATCTTTTGTTACTGCATCATTAATAAGTTGTGCAGTTCCAACACTAGCGTTTGGTGGATTTACTGTTTGAACAGCTTTACCTAAATACACACAGTACATATCATCAGATGATGATGTAGCACTTGTTAATGTTAATGTAGTACCACTTGCTGAATATGCAGTTGTAGGCTCTTGTCTTACAAAGTTAATAAATAATGCTAACTCATTTGCATTAGCAACAGGGTGATCTAAAGAATAAGATGTGGTTGCACTCGTACTAAAGTCTTGTTTCTGAAATGAAGTAAATGCTAAAGCTGGTGCGTTGCCCAAATAACTCATTACGATACATCTGTTAAAAGTTGTAAGTGTACATCTGCATTACCACTAGAACTATCGCTTTGAGCCTGTATCTTGTCACTTGTTTGTAAAACTATTTTAGGAAGTTGAATAGATGAGCCTGTAGGTAATGGTATATTCTCAAATATAAATTTACCAGCAGTTGCTGAATTATCATATTTTTTTAAACTAACTAAAATTGAAGTTGTTGTAGTATTTGAAATAGTACCAGCAATAACAAGTGATTTGTTAGTTGCAGTAAATACATCTGTTAAAGTTGCATCTGTTAAACTTATTTGTGCATCATTAAAATTATTAGCCATATTTTATCCTTTTATCCTAAAGCGATTGCAAATGGAATAGCACTTGGGTCAGTTTCTGTAATAGAAACACCACTAGGAAGTGTTATTGCGTTAGTTGATGTATTTACTGAAAATAATGTTAAGTCATCTGTTCCATCAAACAATTTCATAGCGATAGTGTTTGTTGCAGAATTATCTAACCAAATAGTTCCAGCTACAGCAGATGCTGGTCTTGAGCCACCTAAATGACCTGTATTAATTGCATTTAAACTACTGTTTAATGTTGTTCTAAAAGTTGCGAATGTTTGGTTATCTATCGCTATTTGTGATACTTGTGCCATGTTTTATCCTGTTCCTTTCGCTTGGAAATCAAAAGTTCTGTTAATACTTGTACCAGAGGAATTAAAAAATTCAATAGTAAATGCTGTTGTGCTTTTATTTGTAATTGTATAGAAATCTCCTGTTGCCATGTTTTGACCACTAATTATAATTGCTGGGTTTAATCTAAATGCACTAGAATATGTTACAGTTTTGCCACCTGTACCACTAACAATATCTGCACCTGATTCTAATTTTTCTTTTAAACTAGCTGTAACTGAAAGTGTATTAACTAGAGTTCTTGAATCTTGATCAGCAGAAGTAAATAATGCCTTAAATTTAAAATATCGACCTGAAAACTCTCCTGTTGTAAAATTCTGAAAAGCACTAAAAGTGACGTTATCATCACTTGTTGATATTTGTAATATTGTGTTACTATTCTGCACTGTTTTACCATCAAAAGGGTCTGGTGTTCCACTATCTATTAAAGTTGTACTATTTGGTCTTCCTGTGTCAATAAACTGTGCAACATCTTCTACAATTTGTAAAACATTAGATTCAAACTTAGCTTTAAATACTGCTGGTAATGTAATTGTATTTGAAAATTCATAAGTACCAGAACTCGGAACTGATGTTGTTGATACACCTAATGTTCCTGTTGCAGTCAATCCTAAATGATTAACTGAATTTTTTGAAACTACTTCTAGATTAGTTTTACTGCCAGAAAATGATGTGTGTTCGTTAATAGTAGTTTCTAATGTATAATTAGTCGTTTCTATACTTGAAACAATTAAAGTTTCTATAAGTGATTGGTTTCCTCTTTTATCTTCTGCTTTGATTAAATAAGTACCTTTAGAAAAAGGAACTGTGACAGAAGTTGCTGGTCTCCCAATTTTATCTATTATATTTTTAGAATTTATCCATGTAGCACCTGTTGTGTTTGGATTATGTTTAATAACATAATAAGCTAAATCTAAATCTGTTACTGCGTTCCAACCTAGTATTGCTTGATCGCCTACTACATTAATTGAAAAGTTTTCAACATTACTAGGTGGTGCAGATTGACCAACTACTGTATGAGTAGTAGATATATAGTCTGATCTAACACCAGCTGTATTAACATATCTAACTCTAACAAAATATTGAATGTCATCTTTAACATTTAAAACTTCAAATCTTGATTGCTTTCCTATACCAACTACTGTAAATGTTTGATTGTCTTCAGATATTTCTACTTCAAAATGATCAAAAAAAGAATCTGGTGGCTCTGACGCTATACCATCTCCAGAAAATCCTTGAGGTTGATCTAAAGGAAAAACATTAATTATTAATTTAGTAATAATGACCCCATCATTATAAGCAACAATAGTATCTTCCACAAATAAAAAATTAATAACTTGAGATAAATCAATTGTTGTAAATGGATTTGGTAAATTAGTTGTTGGTGTAGAACTTACTTGTGTTTTAGTTGCCCAAGTATAATGACTATCTTGATGTTCTATTAATCCTAATCCTATTGTAAAATCTTCATTGAATGTAACTTCAAGCACTCTAAAATTTTTAGAAGAAAATCCTAATGAACTATGTGTTATTCCTACTATATCGCCAACTGCTAAATCATAAGCATCAAATGAAACATTTATGCTTAATGTAATCGCTTCCCTTGATCTTCTTAAAATAATTTCTGCCATTTCTTCTGCTTGATAAGTTGATGTCAATGTTGGAAACTCAAATCTTCCCTCTAACAACACTCCACCATCAGCCGTTTTCATTGTTGAGTGTTGATCTGCACTTGGCAAACTACTGTCATCAATAGGTGGAAACTGTGCTTCATCAACTTGGAAATTTCTATCTGGGTTAATATATGAGGCAATAACTCTATTAAATTTAGAATTTTTATCTGGGCTTGATAAAACATAGCCACCAATGATATTATCTTCTGTTAAAGTAATAGAAGCAGAGCCTGTGGTTTCTATAATTAATTTATACTTACCTTGAGTATATGGTAAATATCCTCTACAACCTTTTATAAGTTCTCTTAAATTATCAATTACTTTTCTACCTGTATCAAGAACAAAATTAGTATCAAATATATTAATATCACTACCACCAGAAAAAGGTGTAACTTGTGTCTCACAAACTTGTGAAGCATCATAAAAACTTTGTAAATCAATATCTGTTGTTGCTAAACCTTTTCCATATCTTTCGTTTCTTAAATAGTCTAAAATACAAAATGCTGGATTTGTAGAAAAAGTTTCTGATGATTCATTTAAGTTAGCATCTAATGTAACAATTTTTTTACCTTTAATTTTTGTTTTAACTTGTGGAATATTACTAAATTTATCTTGGCTCCATTCAAATCTAAAAGCTAAATAACAAACACCTCTTAACCTATGATTAGAACCCCAACCAGAAAGAGGAGTTAAAAGACTACTTGCAACTTGATCATCTTTACCCATAAAACATTGAACTTTAATATTAGAACCATATTTACCACCACTTGAAGTTCTTGTTGTTCCATGTGTTAAACTTCCGTTAAAAGTAACAAGTTCGTCCTCAATGAAAATTTGTTCAATAGAATTTATTTCTCCCTCTGCTAAAGCAAGAGCCATGTATAAATATTTATTTGAACTACCTGAGGTTTTTAAAAATACTCTTGTTCCACCTATAATTCTTTCTCCATAAACAACAGGAATAGATGAGTCATTAGATTGTTTATTAATTATGATACCTTGTTCATAATTATCCATAGCTGATGAGCCAAAAGAACCTACACTACCAGAGCCACCAGCATCAAACGAGGGAAAAGATGGTGTAATCCATGAAACAGCTTTTTGAACTACGTTGACAGCAGTTTTAACAACTTTTTTAACAAATTTTTTTATAGTTCTAACTACTCTACCCATAACCAACTATCCTTTGTTGTTTGCTTCATAATTTTTCTAACTTTATTATTATTACTTAGTCTTGCCCAATGTATCACTTTATTTAAACCTAATGTGTTTGCTGAATTATTTTTTAACCAACTCATAATTTTTCTTACATTTTTTGTTGCTAAAAAATCTATA